TCGGGTGTCATGTATTTCTCCATAGTTTGCGAAACTAAGTTTACGCATATTTTTTATTATATATTAATTTAATTTACTTTGCAAGGGCAAGTACTAAATTAATTTGTTAAGTTATATGTAGGGTCTAAATCTTTAGGATTATCTACTACCATAGAAATTTGGTCATCATATAACAAAATTAGTTTTACTCCTTTGTAAAAAAACTTTTGACCTGAATGTTTACCATAACATACATACTCTCCTTCTTTACACCAAGGACCATTAGGAAATTTATCTTGGTCTATATAGGCATCTGCACCTACAACCAAAACTTTACCTACTGTAGTTAAGTAAGATATATCATTTTGTACAGAGTCAGGTAAGTATAACCCACCTTTTGTTTTTTCTTTTACGGATATAGGTCTTACAAGAATGTGGAATCCCGGAATATGAGGTAGTACTGCAGGGTCTTCTGCATGTTCCTCAGTTATCCACTTGTCATTCTTAGTAGCTCCACCCATACTTGGTTGTTGCATTAGTCATCCTCTTCATCTAATATTTTTTTAGTTAAGCTTTTAATCTCTGCCTTTGCCCATTCAATACCTGCAATGCGACCTACGCAGTTCATATATGTACTATAATCGGAAGCTGACCCGTTTGCAAGAGAATTTTTTATTATCTGTATTTCTTTTTCTAATGCTTTACTTATTTCGTCTGATAGCATTTATTGTCTTTCTTTTTTAGCATCTTCTAACATTTTAATTAATACGTCAGAAGTTTTTATAGTTTCTGCACTTTCAATAGTATCACCTTGCTTTATCATTTCAACAAGCATTTTAACTGCGTTCATTGCCTGTTGTGTATTTCTGTCCTTATCTTTTTCTTCTGCTTTAAGTAAACCTTCTGCTCCTACTTTATAAGCATCAAGGGCAATCTTCTGTTCTTTTAAGTCAAGGTCTCTATTCTTTAATGCACCTTCAGAAGCTTCCTTTGCAAGTTGTGCCTGTATCTTTTCTTTTTCTATTGCAAGTCTTTGACCTTCTATCTGTACCATTTGTTGTTCAGGACTTCCACCTTGTTGAGCCTGTGCCTGATTTGCCATCATTACTTGTTGAGCAGCCTTTGCCATTATCTGCTCTACAACTTTAGGGTCTTGTATACTAGGGTCTCCCTGTGGCATCTGTGCCATCATTGACCTTGTAACTCCATTAACCTGTTCTTCATATTTCATTACAATATGTTCCTGAATATTTGCCTGAAGTATTGGACTTACTCTTTGCATAAGAGGATTACCACCATTAGCAGGGTCTTGTAGAAACATACTCTTTATTTGAATATGTGCATCATGGTTTTGTCCTGTAAATGCCTTAATAGGTAAACCCTTAGTTGCTGCTTCAATATCTGTAACAGGGTCAAGTGGCATTGGTTTAGGTTTCTCTGGTAATATGTTTTCTAGATTAGGAATATTTGCTGCTTGAAGAACAGTTCTATTTAACTCTTCCATATTAAACATACCCGGAGGTGCATTCTGTGCTAACTGCATTGCCATGTTTGTCATCATTAACCTATGTGCAGATGACGGAATGTTAGGGTCACTTACAGGAATAATGTCAATTCTCTTATCAAAATCCATTCTAAATACTTCTGAAGATTCACCCGGTACATCATATGGATACCTTTGAGGTAAACTTTCTGAATCTATTCGTGCAAGTATTTTAAACTCTTCTTTTTGTGCCTTATGTAGTCTCTTATGTATTGCAGAAAAGAATTTACTTGAAGCTTCTAGTAGTGCCATAGTTGTACCTACAGGACCATAATTAGAGCCTTCACTTATTATCTGCTCTGTACTGTCTGCAAACTTCTGACCTGCACCTGCAACAAACTGCATCATTTCAAATAAAGTTCTAGAAGGTTCTTTGTATGGAAACATTACAATAGATTTATTTAAATCCATACCTGTGGCTTCTACTTCCTTAAACTCTCCCGGTGCAATAGGGTCATTATCTCCTACTACCTTTACACCTTTTGCTTTAAAGCCACCTTGTAAGTTTGCAAACTGACCTGCATCAATTAAACTTCTCATTGCTGCAGTTGCAGACATTGTAAGGTTACCTAAGAAATGTATAAGACCTAATCCATAAAAACCAAATCCCGGTACAAATCTGTAATGAGTAAAAAACATTTTCTTTTGTTTTGTTTTGTCATCTTCATTCCAGTTTCTTCTAATAGATAATACCTTCTGTGACTGCTCTTCTATAGTTACAATATAAGGACAGGCAGTATCATAGTCTTCTATTTCTAGATAACAATGTTGTTCTAGTAGTGTGTATTGAGGGTCACTATCAGAAGAAGGAGTTAATCCTAATACTGTGTCCATTTTTTCTGCCATTGCAGATTGTCTTGGTAATTCAGGGTCTGGTAAATCTATATCTGCATACATACCTGCATTTATCTGTCTTGCAAGTTCTATAGGACTTCTATAAAGAATATGAGTATACCTATCTGCCCTTCTTAAATCAGTTGCATAGTAAGATACATAGAACTGGTCAATAGGAACAAATTCACTAACAGGTCTATCTAGTGAATCATCATAGTATATCTTTTTAATTGCAGACCCTAGGAGTGGCAAGTGAAACAACATTCTTTCTGTTTCATCAAAATACTCAGGCATTTGTTCTGATACCTGATAATTCATAAAGTTCTGAACTCTGTTTGCCTGTTTCTGTCTAGACTCTGTAATGTCTCCTAGTATCTGTACTTTAACTGGTCCTTTTGACGGAAATAATTCTCCACTTGCTTTACTCTGAAACTTAACTGCTGATTCAATAAGTAATGGATGTACTGCAGTTGCTGCACCCTCAAAAGGTTCTGTAGTATCTTCAAGCTTTAATCCAAGTAAGTCAAACCCTCTCTCAAACATTGACTCCCATTCTGACCTAGAGGATTTGTCTGCATCATATTTTTCTATTACAGTTGTGGCAATGTCCTGTAAATCTTCATCATCCATTTGTTCTGCAAGGTTTTCATAAAAAGTTCCCTCTTCTTCCTCTTCAGACTCTAATGACATATCAGAACCAAACTCAACTTCTAACTCACCTGTTTCAGGGTCAAGCTCAAAGTTTACATTATCTGACCTATTTTCTTTTTCTAGGTCTAGCTTTATTATGTTGTCTTTGGTCTTCTCTTCGCTTGGGTTCTTCTCTACTGCCATACTCTTCCCTCATTAATTTTCTTCTAAATTTTAAAAATTCACTATCGATTAATTTTGCATTGCCTATCTTTACAGGTAATTTATCACACTTACAAAAACCACCATATTTTTTTGCACCACATTGTTTACAATACGTAACAGGACTATATCTGAATATGTCCATTATACTGTTATACTCTCCAATATGCAACTCTTTTGTCTTTTTTGCTTCCTGCATCTTCCCATGAAGGGTCTTCAGGATGTGTTAAATTCCAGCTATCTTTCATGTAATGTACTGCCATACTTAAACAGTCTACTTGGTCATCATGTGAGCCATTAGGAAATGACATACACTCTGAAAATAAATCGTCTGCCCATATTTTATTTTTAGGCAACCATACTCTACCTGCTTCCATCATAGGTGTAGATGCATACACTCTGGCAACTTTATCTTTATCAGGTAGGTAGTCTAATACAGGCAGTCCTGCTCTACGCATATCCTGTATGAGTGACTGACCTGAAGCCTTCTTTTCTATAATACATACGTCAGGTCTAAAATCTCTATATAAATCTTGGGCAATACGTCTAAGTTCAGGATACTCATATCTACCTCTGGTATTACCCAGCAATATTAAATGAGATGAGTGACCATCATCCTCATCATAGTCATGGAATATTCCCCATGTTTGTATGACACTAAAGTCTGCAGTCCTACTTGTACTAAAGGCAGTATCATATGTCTGTATTATAAACTCACACTCAGGAGGGTCTTCATACTCCCACCATTGTATATACTTCTTTTTAATAATACCACCATCATCAGGTGAAGGGTCTTGCATATATAATGAGTTCCAATACCTTGCACCATTACTTGCTCGTATTTCCTGCTCGTCTATTCGTAGTATCTCGTCAGACTTCCACTCAGGAAAGTATGAACCACCTACAGGTAAGTCTAGTAACTCTGCTGCTTCCTCATTTAACCATGCAGGAATACTAATTACTTCCCAAGGATAGGTATTCTGCTCTGCAGTCTTTTCCTGTTTTAGTAACCAACCACATAAGTCATCATAGTGATACCTTGTATTAATAATAATAATTGACCCATTAGGCATAAGTCTAGTTCGTAAACCTGCAGGATACCATTCCTTAATATATTTTCTACCTGTTTGGCTAAATGAATCTTCTTCTGACATTACGTCATCAAGTAGTGCAATGTTTGCACCTCTACCTGCAACCTGACTTCTTACACCTGCTGCGTAGTATGAACCATTCTTATTTGTTTTCCATTTACCTGCTGCCTTAACATCACTACGTAATGCTACACCTTTAAATATTCTTTGAAACTTTTCTGTGTTAACTATATCTCTTACAGTTCTACCAAAGTCAGAAGCAAGTTGGTCACTATGAGACACTGACATTATTTCATGGTTAGCAAAAATACCTATATACCACGCAGGAAATAGTTTACTACATATTAAAGACTTGGAAGAACGAGGTGGTAGAAATACCATAAGTCTTTTTATATCACCATCTACCACACCCTGTAGTTTTCTACATAGTAACTTTATATGACTACCCATTTTAAAGTCAGATACAAGTGTAGGAGCAAATACTTTTACAAAAGTAAGGAAGTCTTCTTTAGCTCTTAGGTTAGTATATGTATCTAAATTAATTTTAAAGTCTAAATAGTTTTCTAAATTAACTGCAGTTTCCATTATATTTTTATTTTACTACCTTCTTCATCCATATCCAAACACTTATATGACTTTGGAAAATATTCAGGTATATATGAAGGCATTTCTTTTGCAATAACATAAGCTCTTGCTAAACATTTATCATGTGTTGTATGTGGACTATATAAATCTTTTAATGTTATACACTCATTAGGACTGTTCATTAAACAAGCTAATACAAATAGTTCGTACATTATTCTTTCCTTATATTTAATTACAAAATAATTATAGCACTATTGCATAAAATAAGAAAGTGTGTTATTTTATTATTTAGACACCGGGGGAAATAGTAGTACCCAATCCTTATTGTAATTATATATTACTTTATTCTCAAAACAATAAATATTTATATTGACTTAATAGAGCCGCAGCTTGTTAGGCATGGTTAGTCCTATGGAATTTTAAAAATATTTGGGGGTAGGGTATATATATATATAAAACATGTACATTTTTTTGGTAGGGGTTAGTCTATTTAGTTCTATCTAGTCAAATAATTGACATTTTCTCTATTGGATACATAGGAATCAATATATTACTATATAAATTTTTTAAATGGATTCATCTATTTAGTTAATATGATTAATTAGATTACTATTTAATCTATTGAGTTTATATTTTGGTACTTTTACTTACTAGCTAGTACTAGGTATATTCTTATATAAACTATTGATTT